TTTAATTTAATTTTGTGAACAAAGTGAAATATAATAACAACAATAAACAACAAAATAACGCATTACAGGAATCAAAACAAAATTAGGATTACAAGTTAATCACATGCGCAATAAAATATAAGATATGTGGCTTGGGCGCGATTATTAGACCAAGACGCGTTTGATAGTGAACAAACAATATACAAACACCATAAAATATACAAACATAACAACAATACCGCAAGTCAAATATGATAATGCAATAAACCGCCAGGTTTTAAAACTTGAATAAAATAGAAAGATAAATGATAAAAACACTTTATACAACTTCAATTATATAAACACATAAACACCATGTTAACACTCACTCAAAACAAGTCAGAGAGTCACCACCTCTCAAAGTTTCGTCGCCACCGCTGGTTAGTGCGGATGACCACCCTTTCGGGATCTGTGATTACAGCTCACAGCAAAGCCCCGTTCCTGACTGACCAATAAAGGTCATCGTTCGTTTCCAAACGGTGCCGGTCCGCCTCAGCAGTCTGGTCTGCAGTAGGTTGATTCCTACGCAGCGAATACTGAGGATCGACAATAATATTGTCTCCATCTTCTATCGGCTCTATAAATCTGATTAAATCAGCATCTAGTCCTTCCGAAAGATAACCTCCTATTAATTCATCATGATCAGCCCGAGGTGGAGGCTGAGCACGGACCCATTCCATAAGAGGATCTCCAACAGGGTCAATGTCGGATTCCAATTCTAATTGTATAACGTGATCCATCATTGCTCGAAAACCAGGTAAAAAGTCAAGAACGCTATGTTGCGATTCACGTTGTGCGCGTGGCAAATCAGCATCACTGTATTGATGTACCGTTTGCTCGTACAAAGCTTCATTTCTCCATTCAGACATCATTTCATGGCTAAGAATGGCAGTACCACTATTAGATTGTATAGTTCGGTCGTCTCGTCTAAGTCGTGGTAACTCGCCAACTCCAATTTCTCTTGCAGCTTGACGTAGATTACTACGATTAATAATCAAATCTTGTTGAATCCAATAGTAATCTGCTGCATCTAAACCAGTCACAAAAGAACCATCTCGCTCGCGATTTCTGAGTGCACCTTCAAAATGCACTCGTCTTTCTTCTGACGCGTCATTCAACCTTGCAATTGAACGTCCATCTTGATGCAAAGTATAATCCTGATAACGTAGTCCTTGATAATTCCCAGCCAAATCCCAATGGTCGTCAAATCTAAGATTATATGCTCCATCACTCTCGCGCACCGTACGTATATCTTCCATCAAATGAAAACCACTCGGTTGTAAAGCATTACGCTCCATTGCCATAATGACGGCATCACGAACATTTTTAACTTGCTGGGGATAAACTCGACAAGCAACGAAAGCGTGTGGGTCATAATTCATAATTAACTTATCTCTGTACCACTCAGGCAATAACCCCTTTCCAAGAAGGCCATACTCCATATTGCCATCTTTAACTCGCAGCAAAATCCCTCTTTCTTCCAAAAAGTTAGTTGCCCATTTTTGTTTGGACAACCATGGAAAATCATGTGGATTGCATCCAAATATTCGAATCATCTGAAAGTTCGCTACGAAGGTATTGAAATCTTTATGAATTATAGGGAAATTTTCAAACTTGTACCCCATTGCAAATTCCTCCATCTTCCAAACTCTTTTCTGGATTCGACAAGCAGTTTTGCAATTACAAGAAGGACCAACATACATTCGACAAGCAGCATGAAGATAAATGTCCGTCATTTCCTCTAATTCAAATGTTGAATGCTTACAACGACCAGAGTCACACTCTGGTTTGCATGGAATCATTACTCCACTTTCCACAGTACTGTGTACATGATGTGCGCACAAATAACGTGTTCTCTGCAATTCATAAGCATGCCAATGGTACGGTTCCGCTCTTTGTCCACCACCTGGAACTCGATCTAACAACAACGAATGTCCTTCCATCCGTCCGACGCGCGCTTGAATAATATGAAACAGTCCGCACCCACACTTATTCCAATCGTAATGGTACTCCTCAACAAGGCTCATCTCGCCCTCTGGTTCGTTTTCCCGCAATGGTCTTGGATTTGGTTTAACATTTCCAAGCAACATTCCGGGTTTGATGTAAAAAGACATCAACGATTCCAGACGCGGTGTAAACACTATTTCCATTTCTGGAGATAAGCCAAATTCAGTTTCACCATAACAACGATACTGTCCCAGAGCAAAAGTGCTATTCGAACCACGATTGCTTCTATTCCTATGCATCTGATACTCACCATCAACTTCATCATGAGTTTGCAACCTAATTAATCTCTTTTGCCTGGGTTGCAAATCAGGCACTTGTTGCTTTGAATAAACAACTTGCAATTGATAATCACGCGAATGATCAATAAAATTGCCAAAACCGCAGTCTATGATTTTCTTCTGAACCCAATCATAGTATTTCTTGGGATGGTGGCTAGCCATCTCCAAACCGCAGCGTATTCGTTGTTTGAGCAACAATTCATTACCAACATTTTCTTTCTTCTCCCAACGTAATTCTCTTTCAATCACATTAGTTGGCAAAGGAAAAGTAATTACGTCGCCTTCTTTCCCAAAAGACGACTTAAGGAATGTCACTTCTTCAATTGGTGATAAAGGTACCATTTCACCATCTTTACTAGCAGGTGTCATCGTCATTCCAAACCTATTGGCATGGTAAGCAATTGAGACTCGATTGAAACTATCAGCAACATAAGGACTGACACTCCCAATAACGTCATCTCCATAGGTAAGCATTGCAACATTATCACGAAAGTCAGTGACATCACCAAAAATCGTGTGATATATAATGTAATGCAGTCCCGCGTT